ATCAAGGCACAGAGTCGTCTCAACGGTTTTGACAGTTTCCACTTCAGTTTTTCCGGCGGAGAACCAACTGCATACAAACATTTTCTAAAACTTATCGAATACTATACCAATGACAGACTGCCCGAGTATCAAAGCATACATTTGACTACTAATCTGTCACCAGGTGTAAAATGGTGGAACCGTTGGATTACTGCTACTGAAAAACTTAATAGGAGATCTATTACGGCAAGTTTTCACGCAGAGTTTGCCGACGAACAACAGTTCGTCGACAAGTGTCTTCAACTGATCGATGCTGGGGTATTTGTCACAATCAATCAGGTAATGGTGCCAGAATTGTTTGACGAATATTGGGAACGCTGTCAGCGCTTTGCAGACCGAGGCATAAACGTCACTGTAAAGCCACAAAGCGACCCTACAGCAAGTTTTGTAGTGCATGGGTATACTCAGGCACAGGTCGACTGTTTACAAAAGGGCTTTCCGCAGCATGTTAACGGTGAAGAACTTGCTCAGATGAGACTGACGGACGATGCCGGCACCGAGTATAACTTAGATCAAGCAGAACGACTAAATGCATTTGGATTTAACAAGTTCAAAGGCTGGAATTGTAATGCGGGTTATCAAAGCTGTATTGTAAGAGAGCCCGGTGGAGAAATTAAACGCTCGTATTCTTGTCATGACCAGCCACTAGGAAGTATAGACGCTGGATTTGATCTGTTTAAGTCACCGCAAAAGTGTATTACTCCTACTTGTGTAAGCTCTGCAGATTCAAAAATACCAAAGGTAAAATATGAAAGTTGAATTACAAGATGTTCTTTTTTGGATGGATGCAGTTCGAAATTCTCAAGATAGATATAGAACACTTGAAAGTTTTTGGAAAGGACAGATAAACTCAAAAATTTGGTTAATAGAAAATTTAAAACAGTTTGCAAAATCTACTCCTCACAAGATTGTAATTCACGGTGGCTGGAATGGTGTTTTATCGTCATTATTATTCAATTCTGATATTCCTGTTAAACATATAACTTCTGTTGATTTAGATCCTAACTGTGAGAATATTGCTTATACAGTTAATAAAAAACAGGAAATGCAGGGAAAATTTTGTGCTTTTACAGAAGATATGAAAGATTTTGATTATAACAGCAAGCCAGATATAGTAATCAATACCAGCGCAGAACACGTGTCTGATGCAGTATTAACAAAATGGTTTATGAAAATTCCAAAAAATACTCTAGTTGCGATACAAAGTAATGATTTTTTTGATTTAGAAGAACATATCAATTGTGTAAATACTGTAGAAGAGCTTTTAGAAAAATTTCCACTCAAAAATTCTCACTGGTACAGTTTAGAAACGCAAAAATATACAAGGCACATGGTGATAGGTTATGTCTGAAGACGAAAGCACAAATAATTTAGATGCAGGAAAATTGCGCCAGCAAATTAAACACATTTCTGGGTCTGACACATTCTGTGTGCTGCCTTGGATACACTTTGCAACACGACCTAACGGCGATATGCGACTGTGTTGTTCCGCTAATGCCAGTGGCGCCGGAAAAGATCCAGAGGTCGGTCTTGTAAAGAACGAAAACGGTACTCCTTCAAACTTTGCTTCAGATACACCTATGAGTGCATGGAATAATGACTACATGCGCAGTGTAAGAAAAACAATGCTAGCCGGAGAAGTGCCTAAATCCTGTACAAAATGCCATTCGGAAGAGGACAAAGGTGTAATTTCAAAAAGAGTTTGGGAAACAATGACTTGGCATCACGACGATGTAGACATTCCTGAATTAATACGCCAAACAAAAGAAGATGGTACAGTACCAGAAAAATTACAATATCTTGATTTAAGATTAGGACATACTTGTAATATCAAATGTGTTATGTGTTCTCCCCATGATTCGTCTAGGTGGCTCCAAGATCATTCTAAGTTGATGTCTAAATTGCAGAATTCAAGTGTCAAAAAACAAATGGAGTTTGATGCAAAGCAGTTTGATAACAAGTGGCACGAAAAATCTACGTTCTGGGCAGATATGAACTCTCAGATCCCTAATCTAAAGCAGGTATATTTTGCCGGCGGCGAGCCCTTGATGATTAAAGAGCACAAGCAATTTATAGAGGAAATTTTACGCCAAGGTTATGAAGATCAGATACTTCTGCGTTATAATTCAAACGGATTGCTGGTAGATGAAGATCTTATAGATATGTGGAAACGCTTTAAAAAAGTTAAATTTGCTATATCAATGGACGCCTGCTATGAAAGAGACGAGTACATAAGATATCCTACAGATTGGGCTACAGTAGAACGCAATCTTCATATGCTAGATAACACACCAGATAATATAACAACTAGCCTAGCAACTGCAATACAGATGTTAAATGTTAAGCATCTGCCGGATTTTATGAAGTGGAAAGTAGAATCTGGTTTTAAAAAATTAAATTTTGCAAAAGTTCCTGGCGGTATTCAAATGGGCGGCGGCCTAGTAAATATGCATCTTTTGTATATTCCTACCTTTCTAAGCATACAGTGCCTTCCACAAGAAGATAAACAAGAAGTAAGAGAAAGATATGCAGAATTCAAAGACTGGCTTTGGACTAATTATAGACAAGATGACGATTTCTGGAAGAACAATCCGTATGGTTGGAAAAGGTGGGAAGCTGTAATGAACCACATGGATGCCGAAGATAAATCGGGTGAGATTGACGGTTTCAGAGAATACATCACAGAATTAGACACGATTAGAGAAACATCTGCAAAAACTGTATTTCCGGAATTGGCGCATTTATTATGAAAGAATTAACCAGAATTATAAGCACTACCCCTAAAAACGTTTTAGATATTAGGTTTTGGCCAACAGATATTTGTAACTTTAATTGTGATTATTGTTTTCCAGGATCTGTTTTAAACATTAATAAATTTCCTAAAAACATAGAAACTGTAATTAAGAATTTTCGACTTTTGTTAGACGAATATCAAAAGTCACACGGTAAAGATTTTTTTAGAATTAACATAGCAGGCGGCGGAGAACCGGCATTGTGGCCATACCTAGCAGAGTTTTGCACAGAAATAAAAAAATATCACAATGTTCAATTAAAACTTACCACTAATGGGTCTAGAAAAACTAAATGGTTTAAAGAAAATACTAAGGACGTTGACAAGTTTACAATGAGCTGTCATTATAAAGAAGTTGACATCGATCTCTTTATAAAAAACTGCGACTTTTTATGGGAAAGAGGCTCGCATGTAGGCGCTTTAATGTTAATGGATGCAAAAAATTGGGATAAGTGTATAGAATTGCTTGAATGTATGCATAAAAGTGTGTATTCCTGGCCAATTCAAGCCAAAGAAGTTGTAGATGCTCCTGGTTTAGATTTGGATTCTTATACCGATGAACAAAAAGGGTTTTTTAAAAACTCACTTAAAAGGTTACCAGATGGCAAGTGGATTTTAGATAACATAAATGAACTAAGTTATTATCAGTCTATTGCAATGTTTAGTAATAATGATGCAGAGCCTGCGTCACCTAACCATTATATTTCAAGTCTAAAAAATAATTTCAAAGGTTGGAATTGTTCAGTTGCAATAGAAAATTTAGTTATTACTCATGACGGGAAAATTACCGGATCGTGTCAGGAAGAAATTTTTAAAGATGCTAATCTAAATTTATTTTCCGAAAACTTTGAAGAATTATTTAATAGATCAAAATTAGACCTTGACGAGATTATCTGTCCTAGAAATTGTTGTTCGTGTCAACCCGATACCCACATATCTAAGAGGAAAATTTTGTAATAGGTATGTCAGCAGCACAAGTACACCAATCGCGTGAGCAAGTTATAGGATTTTTAGGAATTTCGAAACTGCCTGTGTAGATATTACCTAGACTACCGCCTACTCTACAGGTTGCTCTATGAACCTCACCGTTCCAATTTATCATTAGACTTTCTAACCCAATATTACATTGCCATCCTTTAAATTGATTTTGATGTTTTTTGATTATATCGTTAGCGTGTATGTAATATTCGTTGTCGACTTCGCAGTTTGGCAACGAAGTTGCTTCTCTCGAAAGGATCCAATCTAGATCTTCAGAGTTATACCGCATATCGTCGAACCAGTCGTGTTTTTCTGTCCAACGAATTCTACGTATTACATACTTAATTTTCCAAGTTTCTAACATTCCAACAGCAGTTTTTACGTTTTTCATGTGATTATGATGTGCCATGACATTTACCTGGATTGGAATATCTACAAGTTCATTAGTGTCGATGATATTTTTAAGGCACCTAAACCAATCTTCTGTTTCAAAATGCAGTGAGAATACAATATGATCTAGAGGCTGTTTCGCATACCAGTCCGGTGTTCTAGTACCGTTAGTAGTTACATTTATCCAAGAAGCATAATTTCTAGTATACTCAAAAAGATTTGCAATTTGGGGATGTACACAGGGTTCACCTCCTGTAAAACTAATTCTTAATGGTTTCGGTATATTAGATAGTTTATCAACTGTTCTTTGTAAAATTTCGATATCAGTATGAGGAGAATAATTGTCATGAATTTCAGCAGGACAATATGTACAATCAAGATTACATCTTTTTCCTAAGTTCCATTCAATTTTTATAGATTGTTGATGAGGCCATCTGCTAGTCACATTATACATAAGGTTTAAACTCTGGTATAACTTTCTCTAACGGCCCTTGTTGTCGTGTTGCATCTAAACGTTTATTAAAATCTATACAATCTTGCCAATATTCGCTTAACTCTGTTGCTTGAAGAAAATTAATGTTATCCTGTATCTGTTGATGTGTAACCTGCTTAATTGTATTATTGTTTTTTACAAGTTCAAAACTATCAACTCTGTCTCTGATGTCCTCTAATTTATCTATAACCTGTTGTTTTAATTCTTGAGGAAGAACTTGTGCAGAAAGTGCTCTGGGATAATTAACTCTATGGCTATAAAAAATAATGCCCATTTCTTCTAGGAAATATTCTAT